AAAATAGTATGAAGGACAAAGATGCAAATGACGATTGGGAACTTAGAGATCCCGCATCTAAAGAAGTTCGAGAAGTCGTGTCAGCTAAGGAACTGTGGCAGCGCATTTTAGAAATGCGTATGATGACAGGTGAACCTTATCTCCACTTCATTGATACTAGCAATAGGCACATGCCTGAATCTCAAAAGAAATTGGGATTGAGTATTAAGCAATCTAATTTGTGCAGTGAAATTATTTTACCTACTGATAAACAACGAACTGCTGTTTGCTGTTTGTCCTCATTGAATTTAGAATATTATGATCAATGGAAAAATGATAAGATATTCCTTAGAGATGTTGCAGAAATGCTTGATAACGTTCTTCAATATTTTATCGATAACGCACCCAATGCAATTAAACGAGCAAAGTATTCCGCAATGCGAGAAAGATCAATCGGCATCGGTGCACTAGGATGGCATGCGTTTTTACAGAAAAATAATATCCCATGGGAATCATCCATGGCAGTTGGTAGAAACAAGCAAATCTTTAAAAATATTCGGACTAAATTAGATGCAGCTAATCTTGAATTGGGTAAAGAACGAGGTGAAGCTCCTGATGCAACTGGCACAGGTCAACGCTTTTCGCATCTTATGGCTATTGCACCTAATGCTTCTTCTTCTATTATTATGGGAAACACGTCTCCTAGCGTAGAACCATATAGAGCAAATGCATATAGACAAGATACACTCTCAGGATCAATGCTTAATAAGAATAAATTTTTAGATGCAATTGTTAGAAAAGAAGCAGAGACTCGTAAAGATGGCTGGTATGAAGAAGTTTGGTCTAGCATTATTGCAAATGATGGATCGGTTCAGCATTTAGATTGGTTGGATGAGTGGAACAAAGATGTGTTTAAAACATCAATGGAAATAGATCAAAGATGGTTAATAGAACATGCTAGTGACAGACAAGTATATATAGATCAGGCACAGTCTATTAATCTATTCTTTAGACCAGACGCAAATATATTATATCTACATGCTGTACATTTTATGGCATGGAAAATGGGTCTAAAGACTTTATATTATTGCCGCTCAGAGAAGATAGGTAAAGCGGACAAAGTATCTAAGCGCATAGAGCGAGATGTAATTAAAGAGTTGGATATGAAAGCAATTCTCGACGGTGATACTTGTTTAGCATGCGAATAGATTAATATGGGCAAGATTGCGATATTCCTACATCACCCTAAATGCTCAGTTCAGTCTAGTAATGGTATTATAAATGCGTTATCTAAAGAATATACATTTAAAATATTTACAAAGCATGAAGTGGAACCTGGGTTTTTAGATGATGTGGATATTGTATGTTTTCCCGGAGGGATAGGAGATGCAGATAGCTTCGATAGTTTATTTAAGTTTAATCGCGATGTTATTCTTGAGTTTATTTCTCGCGGAGGAAGATATTTGGGAATTTGTATGGGTGCTTACTGGAGCGGCCCTGATTATTTTGATATTGTCGGGAACACTAACATAGTACAATATATAAAACAACCTAATACCTGTACTCGTCGACCACACGCAAAACAAATGTCGGTACTATGGAAAGGCGAACAGAAGAATATGTTTTTTTATGATGGCTGTACATTTACCGGTAATAATTTTGAAACTATCGCAACATACCCAAATGGCAATCCAATGGCTATTATGAAAAATAGAATAGGATTAATAGGATGTCACCCTGAGGCAACCAAACATTGGTATGATTCATATAGTTGGATGCAAAAGCGTTGGGAAGATACAACAAACACTGAGTTATTACTAGATTTTACTAACAATCTAATGAAACAGTAAAATGATAACAATAACGGATTCGGCAGTATCAAAAATTAAAGCAATTATCGCAGAAGATTGTGAAGACGCAATGCTTCGTATTTTCGTCCAAGGAGGCGGTTGCTCAGGTTTTAAATATGGGTTCTCTTTAGAAAATATAATTGAGGAAGATGATTTAAGATTTGAAAAAGATGGAATAAGTATTATAGTAGATTCAATATCAATGCAATATCTGCAAGAGGCAGAAGTCGATTACAAACAAACATTAACGTCCGCGGAATTTATAATTAAAAATCCTAATGCAAAGGCATCTTGTGGTTGCGGTTCAAGTTTTACGATATAAGGAAAGAAATGGCAAAACAAACTAGTAGATTAACTGATGATAGGAATTCATTTAAGCCCTTCAATTATCCTTGGGCATATGATGCTTGGCTTAAACATGAACAAAGCCATTGGTTACATACTGAAGTACCCATGTTGGAAGATGTAAAAGATTGGAAGAAGAATTTAACAGAATCAGAAAAACAATTTTTAACTAACATTTTTAGATTCTTTACTCAAGGTGATATAGATGTGGCCGGAGGTTATGTAAATAACTATCTACCGCACTTTCCTCAGCCAGAAGTTAGAATGATGCTATTAGGATTCTCTGCAAGAGAAGCATTACACATTGCAGCATATTCTCATTTGATTGAGACTTTGGGTATGCCGGAAGCTACATATGGCGAGTTCTTAGAGTATACTGAGATGAGAGAAAAGCACGAATACCTATTGGATCTTTCTTCTAAGAATGGTACATTAGAATCAACTGCTACCCACATTGCGGCATTCTCGGCATTTACTGAAGGCATGCAATTGTTTAGCTCCTTCATTATGTTATTGAATTTTGCCAGACATGGTAAGATGAAAGGCATGGGACAGATTATAACCTGGTCTATTGTGGATGAAACTCAGCATGCAGAGGGCATGGTTAAACTTTTCCGCACATATGTTGAAGAAAACAAGGAAATATGGAACGATGAGCTTAAAGGGAAAATTTACACGATTGCGGAGAAGATGGTTGATCTTGAGGATAAGTTTATTTCTCTTGCTTTCAGAACTGGGGCGATCACAGGGTTGACCGAAGAAGATGTTAAAGAGTACATTCGCTACATTGCGGATCGACGTTTAATTAGTCTTGGTCTACGTGGTATTTTTAAACGTAAGAAGAATCCTTTACCTTGGGTTGAGGAAATGATTAATGCTCCTACTCATACTAACTTCTTTGAAAACAGAGCAACCGATTATGCTAAAGGCGCATTAAGCGGAAATTGGAATGAGGTATGGGGTAAAGCTGCATGAAAACATTTAAAGATATTTCAGTAAAAAAGTATCCAGACGGCGAATTGATATCTAAAAATTTGCCACCTGCGTATAAATTAGGAAATGCAAAAGAAAATTGTGAGAATTGTGAAGCATATAAAGCGGAAACAAAATATTGCAGTATATGGGATGCAAAAGTGAGACCTAACTATTGGTGCAAAAAATGGATACCGATCGAAAAGTAATAACATTTGTCGAAAAGCGAAGAGACATATGCAATAGCTGCGAACACCTTACATCTTTCGTAGGAGTTAAATCGTGTCAAATATGTGGCTGCGCAATTTGGACTAAAATTAGAATTAAAAGTACAAAGTGCCCAAAGGATAAATGGGGCGTTGAAGATTAAATTATTTGAAAAGGAAATATTATGTTAATTGATAAAGGTGTTACTGCAGGTGAAGTAATTACATTTAAGCTTACTTCAGGTGAAGAGCTGGTGGCAAAGTTGGTAGAGGAAACTGCTACTCATTATAAGTTATCTAAGCCAATGGTAATCGGTATGGGACAACAAGGGCCAGGCTTAATGCCTTATTTGTTCACAGTGAAACAGGAGAAGGATGTTAAATTGTCTAAGCATGCTGTTACTGTAGCAGAACCTACTGATGAAATTTTTGCTAAGCAATTTCTTAAAACAACTACAGGAATTGCGTTAGCATAATTCACAATGCCTAATAAAATTGATTATGCTCATATGAAGGCTGCGGAAACGTATGCTGAATTATCAAATGCGAAAAGATTGCAGGTTGGGTCTATTATAGTAAAAGATGATAAAGTAATTTCTATTGGCTATAACGGCACGCCCTCGGGTTGGGATAACAACTGCGAAAATGAAACTGTGGAACTATATTCAGATTACGAAGGCGCAATACATAGCACTATATTAAAAACTAAACCCGAGGTTATACATGCGGAGATGAATGCTATAGGAAAGTTAGCAAAATCAGTATCCTCGGGTGAAGATGCTACTATGTATGTGACGCATGCTCCTTGTTTTGACTGTGCGAAACTTATACATATTGCAGGTATTAAAAAAGTATTTTATCGCAATGCATATAGAACAACTGATGGCATTGAGTTTTTAACTAAATGTAAAATTGAAGTGGAGCAATTATGAAAGATTTGACAGTAGGATTTACATGCTCATCCTTTGATCTTTTCCACGCAGGTCATGTTGTTATGCTTGAAGAAGCTAAACGACAATGCGATTACCTTATTGTAGGTATTCAAACGGATCCTACAATGGATAGAGATACGAAGAATAAGCCCGTTCAATCTATTATAGAAAGACAGATACAAGTCAAAGCATGTAAATATGTAGATGAGGTTGTTATCTATAATACTGAAAAAGAATTAGAAGATATTCTTATGACTTTACCAATTAATGTTAGAATATTGGGGGAGGAATATAAAGATTTGGAATTTACGGGCAAGGATATTTGTTTAAAACGAAGTATCAAATTCTTTTACAATAAAAGAGATCATTACTTTAGTTCGACTGATCTTCGTAAAAGAGTGTTTGAAACAGAAGTTAAGAAAAGGGGGTTAGTATGGCCAGAAAACAGCACCACGAATGCTTCGAATGTGACGCCGTCTTCAAAATAAGTTATGATCTAGATGAAAATTACTATAAAGTAAAAAATTGTCCCTTCTGCGGCACTGCTATGGATGCCGAGGAAGAAGATCGATATGAAGATAACGAGTATGACGAAGACGTGTCCTAAGTGTAATACAACGCACAACAAACCCGGCAAATTTTGTAGCCGGGTTTGTGCTAACTCCCGGCAATGGACATCTGAGCAAAAACAGGTATTCTCACAAAAACAAAAAGAATATATGGCCACGGAAGAGTCCGAAGGTCACAGATATAAAAAATCTATACAAACTACCATGCTACATAAAACGGGGCGCATGGGTTCTGGTTTAGCAACAGAACGGCTTGAAGATGTTATGACTGACCCCGATGATTATTTTTTAGTACCACCTAGACAGGAAATAGATACGTTTGTTGAGGATGGTGATCTTTGGGAGGTCGTAGATGACTACAATAAATACTAATTTAGAATTGGTATTTTTATGTGGATATATGATAATAACCCGTTAATAGATATTCCAGAAACAGCCTATGGTTTTGTATACTTGATTACTAATATTACTAACGGTAAAAAATATATAGGAAAAAAATTGTTTTGGTTTCGTAAGACAAAACAAGTTAAAGGTAAAAAGAAACGTATTAAGGTTGAATCGGATTGGAGAGACTATTGGTCCTCATCTGACGAAGTCAAAAAAGATGTACAAGAACACGGTGAAGAAAATTTCATTAGAGAAATTCTATATATCTGCCCCAATAAAGGATTATGTAATTATTTGGAAGCTCGCGAACAAATGGATCGTCGAGTTTTAGAAACAGAAGAGTACTACAATGGGCAAGTGCAATGCCGTGTACATAAAACTCATATAAAAAACTTAAAGGTATAATATG